TATATTCATGCATTCTTTGATACCGTAATTGATTCTGTTGATTCTATTACTGGTGGAGGATCTGAACGTTATCTTTCAGAAGATTATATGTTCTGTCAGATGTGGCGTAAGATTGGTGGACAGATTTGGTTGTGCCCTTGGATGAGAACTGCTCATATTGGTACATATCATTTCCAGGGTGATATGCCTGCTGTTGCTAACTTTGTTGGAGAAATGTAATCGTGGTCCCCGTGATTGGTTTTGTTGGATTCATTGGCAGCGGTAAAGGCGCTGCCGGTGATATTCTAAGTGAAATTGGTTATGTAAAAGAAAGCTTTGCGGCCGGTGTCAAAGACACCGCCGCTACCATGTTTGGATGGAATCGTAACCTTTTAGAAGGTGATACTGAAGAATCCAGACAATTTAGAGAAACACCATGTCCTTATTGGTCTAAAAAGTTTGGTAGGGATTTCACACCAAGAGAAGCACTACAGAAGATGGGAACAGAAGTTGGTCGGGATGTTTTTCATCCTGACTTCTGGGTTCTTCAATTAGAGTCAAGGTTAAGATTTCATGATGGTCCTGTTGTGATTACTGATGTTCGATTTCCCAATGAAATTGAATGGATTCGTAAACAGGGTGGAAAAGTTTATGAGGTACAACGTGGAGAACAACCTGAATGGTATCATAAGTTAAAGAAGTGTGAAACTGAAGAATTTAAAAAGTTCATGATGATTGGTGAAGATATTCACTTTTCCGAATGGGCCTGGGTTGGTTGTAAAATGGACGGAGTTATTAAAAATGACGGATCACTAAACGACTTGACTTTCTTCGTAAAAGAGTGTATAATTGGTAATGTATAAAATGAATGAGGTAATTTAATGAAACTTTCTGGTAACACCTTGGCTATTCTCAAGAATTTTGCTGGGATTAATTCTGGTCTTGAATTCAAAGCTGGCAATGTAATCTCAACAATTTCTCCGGGAAAGACCGTTCTCGCTAAAGCGACTCTGAGTGATACTTTCCCTGTTGATTTTTGTATTTACGATATGAATCAATTTCTATCGGTATACTCACTAAATAAAGATGTGGATATTGACTTTGACGAATCTAATGTTATTTTTAGATCAGGTAAATCAAAGATCAAGTACCGCAAGACTGCACCGGAAATGATTATCATTCCGCCAGTCAAAGCACTTAACCTGCCTTCTATTGATGTTTCTTGTAAACTGACTGAAGAAGTATTTGCTGATATTCAAAAGAGTGCAAATGTTTTGCAATCGCCTAACATTGCATTCGAATCTGACGGTGATAAGATTTATGTAACTTCTTTCAGCGCAAAAGATGACTCAGCTCATACCAATTCTATTGAAGTGGGTGAAGGTAACGGAAAACAATTTAAGGTTGTTTTTCTTACTGAAAATTTGAAGATGATTCCTGGATCGTATGATGTAGAAATTTCTTCTAAAGGACTTGCAGTATTTAAACATACAACGCAAGAGGTTGACTATTGGATTGCCACCGAGGCAAAAGATTCTAATTTTGAGGAGTAATAAAAATGAGTTTGATTTGGTTCACAGACGTAAAGAATGAAAATAAGGTTGCTGTTAATCCTGAACAGGTTACAGTAGTATTTACCGCAGCTGAAGAAGGTGAATTCCTTGGTAAGACTGTAATTGGTCTTATTAATGGTTCTGTAGTTGTTGCAGAAGATATTCTTGAAGTTGTTACCGCTCTAGGTTAACAGGAGACTACCATTAACCCTATAGTTATAGACAATTTCTTACCATTAGTCTATCAGGATTCCATTTATAGATTTTTAACTGGAGATCAATTCAGCTGGAAGCGTGCAGAATTTTCTGTGGGTTATGAATACGCTTCAGTTAATTTCTATAAACATGATAATCAATTTAAGGAACACATACAATTCAAACATAATTTTATTAAAAATAATAAAATTATAAAACCAAAATATTTTGAATTAGTAAAGCCTATAATTGCACAACTTCAAATTGAAACTGGTAAAAAAATAAAATCCATTTCAAGAATGAAAAGCAATTTGTTGATGTATCAAAAAGGTATCAGGGAACAATATCCACATGTCGATGGATTTGATGTTACTGGAAATGGCCTACATGATTGTTTTGGTAAGAAAACATTACTATACTATGTGAATGATTCTGATGGTGATACTACCCTGTATAACGAATATTATACAGGTGAGTACATCAATGAATTAACAGTACAACAGAAAGTCTCCCCTAAAATGGGGAGAGCTGTACTATTTGATTCTAATCAATTACATGCTGGTAGTGGACCGGAAAATTCTGATTATAGAATTGTTATTAATACTGTTTTTGAATTTGAGGAATAATAATGAGCATTAAGGTACAAACCTTATTCGGTACATATGATGAAGAGGAATTAAAGGCAATTAAGGGTTGTCTTAGAGAAATGTCGGATTGTATGTCTAAAATTAATTCAGAAAAAGAATTGATGAAAGATATTGTTAGTACAACCCACGATAAGTTTAAGATTCCTAAGAAAATCTTCAAGAAAATGGCAACAGTATATCATAAACAAACTTTTCAAGAGATTGTTTCTGAACAAAATGAGTTTGAAGCTTTGTTTGAAGGCATTACTGAAGTAAAGTAAATTGTTTTGGTGCCCCTTCGGGGGCATCTTTTATTATGGAGTTATTATGGAACATATGTTGTGGGTAGAAAAGTATCGCCCATCTAAAGTTGAAGATTGTATTCTGCATGAGAATATTAAATCTACATTTCAAGAATTTGTAAATCGCAAAGAAATCCCCAATCTTCTGTTGTCTGGTGGTGCAGGTGTAGGTAAGACCACTATTGCAAAGGCATTATGTGAAGAAGTTGGTTGTGATTACATCATGATTAATAGTTCTGAAACCAATGGTATTGGTGACATTAGAACTACTGTTAGAAATTATGCAACATCAGTAAGTCTTACTGGAGGACGCAAAGTCATAATCCTGGATGAGGCTGACAATCTAAGTCCAGAAGCACAGAAGGCTCTTCGTGGAATGATCGAGGAAGTCTCAATCAATTGTACATTCATCTTCACTTGTAATTTCAAGAATAAGATTCTGGACGCAATCCATTCACGATGCACAGTCATTGATTTTAGAGTCAACGGCAACAAAGCTAAATTGGCATCCCAATTCTTCAAAAGAGTTGAATATATTCTGACACAGGAGAATATTGAATACAGTAAAGATGTTGTAGCAGCAGTTATTACTAAACATTTTCCAGACAATCGCAGAATTCTAAATGAACTCCAGAGATATTCTGTTTCTGGTAGTATTGATGCTGGAATTTTAGGTAATGTCGCCAATCTTCAAACCAATGAACTGATTAAATCAATCAAGGAAAAGGATGTTGGATCTGCTCGTAAATGGATCGTACAGAATATTGACAATGATCCTATTACAATTCTTCGTGGTTTGTATGATGCACTATATGATAAGTTGACTCCTAGTTCTGTTCCACAGATGATTAGGACGATTGGTGTATGGCAATATAGGTCAGCGTTTACTCCTGATCAGGAAATTACTCTAATGTCTTGTATCGTAGAGATTATGATGGATGTGGAGTTTAAATAATGCCTGATCTATTCAAAGAGGTGTTACCTTCTATTCTACAAAATAAGAAAAATGTTTTTGTTGATGATCCGGAATGCAAAGATTATAATTCATTTATCATTAATCGTGCTTTGTCTTATCATATTGATTGTTTGATGTATGTTTCGGAATTAAATTCTTTATCAAATTTAGATAGAGATATGCAATACCAGTATCTTCTAAATACAATAAGACCTATGAAACGTAAGTTTCAATCATGGCAAAAAGCTGAGGTCGATAAAGACATTGAATGCGTTAAAACTTATTTTGGTTACTCCAACCGAAAAGCAAGGGAAGCTATGCGTATTCTAACTGATGAACAGATTTCCGAAATAAAAACAAAAACAGAAAAGGGTGGAGTGAAAAAGTAATGATTAACATTTCAGATTTGGTTGAAGTAAAGTTGCAGGAGGAAGATGATTTTCTTAAAGTGAGAGAAACACTTACTCGTATTGGTGTAGCATCAAAGAAGGATAAAATTCTATATCAGTCTTGTCATATTCTACATAAACAAGGAAAATATTATATCGTACATTTCAAAGAATTATTTTCCCTTGATGGTAAACCCACAGACATTTCAGAAAATGATTTGGCTAGACGTAATGCAATCACCAAGTTATTAGAAGATTGGGGTTTAGTTGAGATTGTCAACAAGAAACAAGTAGAAACTCCAGAACCTATTTTCCTTTCACAAGTGAAGATTATTTCACATAAAGAAAAAAATGAATGGGAACTAATTCCAAAATATAATATTGGAAAGAAAAAGTCTGCATAAATAAAACGCATTGATCCACCTTAGGATCGTCTTGCCGTAGGAGCGTATGCCTACGCCGGATCGGTAACCGGCATCTATTTAAATTATGGTGAACGATATGATCAAAAAGCAAAAACCTGTATTAAAAAAGGTTAGACCTTTAGGAAATCTAGAAGATATATACTACACATATTCAAATTGGGACACCAAACTGATTGATGGTGTTGAATATGTTTATGTGTTAAAAAATATATCTATAAAAGATACTCCCAGATTAATGCGTAAAGACAACTTAGAGGTAATAAAGTAATGGCATTAAAAGAATCAAATAAGAATCGTAAAAAGAATGCAGTTAATGATCAAATTACTGATTCTGTAACACAAAAAAATAATGGAAATCCAAATCATGTTTGGTGGTGGTTGCCAGATAACTTTAAATTTTATGTTGCCGTTGTATTAGTTTTATCTTTTGTTGTACTACTTGCATAATGTATGAATAAACTTGTTATTTTTGATTTAGATGGTGTATTGATTGATTCTAGAGATTTACACTATCATGCATTGAATGATGCTCTCAAGAAAATAGACGAAAGTTATTCTATATCTTATGACGAACATTTGAGTTTGTATGATGGTTTGAATACCACCAAAAAACTTGAAATGTTGTCAGAAAGAAAAGGTCTACCCCGGGAATATTTCAATCAAGTATGGGAAGATAAACAAAAAGCAACCATATCTAGATTGAAGATAGTTCCAAATGATGAATTTTTAATAAAAAGGTTCAGACAGTTAAAATTTCATGGTTATAAAATTGCAGTTGCAAGTAATTCTATACGAGAGACAGTAAAAATATCATTATTGTCTCTTGGTATTTTGGAATATGTTGACTACTTTGTTTCTAATGAAGATGTGTCTAAACCTAAACCATTTCCAGAAATGTATTGGAAGTGTATGATAGTATTAAATGCAACACCTAAAAATACTGTTATTGTTGAAGACAGTCATATTGGTAGACAGGGTGCTCTTGATTCTGGTGCACATTTAGTTCCGGTTAAAGATTCTTATGATTTAACCGAAGATAAATTTTATGAAATAATTGATATGTTTCATGGAATTAATAGAAAGAAAATACCATGGAGAAATAAGAAAATGAATGTGTTGATTCCTAT